ATATTAAATTATTTCACACCGCTCAGAGAATAACGGATGAAGCAAAAAAATCTGGTCATGAAGTTTATGTTGTGAAAGTTGAAGGCGCTATTATTACTTATGATAATGGTATTTACAATATATCAAATTCAGATGATAAAAAAGGCTTTGAAGTTAATATAAATACAGTTGCTATTATTCGTGGTTCTGTTCGATTAAAAAAGAGTTATTTGGATTTACTATCTCGCCTTGAGAAAATTGGGGTGTGTATGGTTAATAGTCGGGAGACAGTATCAGTATCTTCTGATAAATATAGGACATACGTTAAGTTACAAGATTTTGGTTTGACTCAACCTAAGACTGTTCTTATACCGAATGAGAAAACTTGGAAACAAGCAGTCGAATCTCTAGATACTAAGTTTCCTATCATTATGAAAACACTAGAAGGCTCAAAGGGAGTTGGTGTTCTTTTTATTGAATCAGAACGTCAAATAGAATCTTTAGTGCAACTACTTTATAGTCAAAATGATGATGTAGATTTGTTGATTCAAGAGTATATAGAAACTGATGGAGATATACGAGTTCTTGTTCTGGGTGGTAAAGTTATTGCTTCTATGAAACGAGATGTGGTAGAAGGTGACTTTAGATCAAATGTTTCTCAGGGAGCAAAGGTTAAAGAATACAAACTAACAGAATTAGAAGTAGAGCATTGTCTTCTAGCTTCAAAAGCAATTGATGGTTCTTGGACTGCCGTTGATTTTATCCCTTCAAAAAATCCAAAGACAGAGCCACCATATATTCTAGAAGTAAATCATTCTCCAGGCACAGAGGGTATTGAAGAAGCAACTGGAAAAAATATAGTCAAGCAGGTTATTGATCACTATGCAAATCCAGATAATAGATATTCAGTACCAACACAATGTGGTTGGGAAGAAATTGTTACAGTAAACCCGTTTGGTGATTTAATTGCAAAGTTTGATACAGGTAATGCTAGATACTCTGTTCTTCATGCAGAAGATATAGATATTAACGGTAAAAAAATTACATTCACTCATGGTGAAAAAACTATAACCACTAAGTTAGTTGGAGACTATGTTTCTATAACAGGGGGTGGAGAAGATAAAAGATATTTGGTTGAGTTGGAATTTAAATTTGCTGGTTCCCCTTATGGTAAAATTACATTCGGCTTAGATAATAGAGATGACTTTAATACAGATGTTTTGTTAAATAGAAAAACAATGAGAATGTTAAATGTCATGGTGAATCCACAAAGAAAATATATCGTTACCACCAAATTTACCCTTGACAAATAACTACGGATGTAGTATACTCTGATAATGGACTTTTACACAAATGTAATTCAATGGGGCAATCAACTTCTCGTTAGAGGAGTTGAGAATGGCCAACGTGTCAATAAGAAGGTACGGTATTCACCAACTCTTTTTGATTTAGTTTCACAACCAACAGGATATAAAACATTAGACGGTAAGCACGTTAAACCAAATAAATTTGACTCTATCACACAGGCAAAGGATTGGTATGATCTGCACAAGAGCCAAGGAATTGTGTTTGGTAATACTCAGTATAATTATTGTTGGATTGGTGATAATTTCCGTGATGATGTTCCTTGGGATAAAGACCAAATTTGCATTGTAACTATTGATATCGAAGTTGAATGTGAGAACGGTTTTCCAAATCCAAAGGATGCGGCTGAACCTATGTTGTCAATCACTCTAAAGAACCACCAGAACAAGAAGATTATTGTTTGGGGTCTTCATGAGTTCCAAAATGACCGTGACGATGTGGACTATCGCTTGTGTAATAGTGAGGAAGATTTACTCTTCAAATTCATAGATGCATGGAGTTCAATCCAGCCGGATGTTATAACAGGATGGTATACAGAGTTTTTTGATATTCCATATCTATGCAACAGAATTGCAAAAGTTCTGGGTGATGATATGGTAAATAAACTATCTCCTTGGGGTAGAGTACATAAACGTGAAGTATTTCAGATGGGACGTAACCATCAAATCTATAACATCTATGGCATTGCTGCATTAGATTACGTTGATCTATATCGTAAGTTTACCTATACAAATCAAGAACGATACACCTTGGATCATATTGCATCTGTAGAGCTTGGTGAGAGTAAAGATGGTAATCCATATGATACTTTCAAGGAGTGGTATCAAAAAGATTATCAATCCTTTATTGAATATAATATCCAAGACGTTGAACTTGTGGATAAGCTTGAAGACAAGATGCGTCTGATTGAATTGTGTCTTACGATGGCATATGCTGGTAAAGTTAACTTTACAGATGTTCTGGGCTCAGTTCGCTATTGGGATATAATGATATATAATCATTTACGGAAAAATAAAATTGTTATTCCACCAAAAGGAGAAAGCAAGAAAACTGAAAAATATGAAGGTGCTTATGTTAAAGACCCTCAAGTTGGGATGCATAAATGGGTAATGTCGTTTGACCTTAATTCACTATATCCTCACTTAATAATGCAATACAATATTTCACCAGAAACTTTAGTAAATGGTGGAGATGAGATAGTTGGGGGTATGGTAGATAAAATCCTTAATGGTAAGGCAAAAAACAATACTAAATATTGTATGACTCCAAATGGTGCTTTCTTTAGAAAAGATATCAAAGGATTTCTTCCAGAACTAATGGAGAATATGTACAATGATCGTGTTAAGTATAAAAAACTTATGCTCGAAGCTAAACAAGAATATGAAGACACTGGTGATGCCTCAATACTCAAGAAAATATCAAGATACGACAACATCCAAATGGCGAAGAAGATATCTCTTAATTCGGCTTACGGTGCTATTGGTAATAATTGGTTTAGGTATTTTGATCTTTTGGTCGCTACTGCAATTACAACATCTGGCCAATTATCTATACGTTGGATTGAAAAAAGTCTTAATATATACCTCAACAAAACTCTTGATACTAAGAATGTGGATTATGTCATTGCGTCAGATACCGATTCTGTGTACATTACTTTTGAAAAACTTGTCAATAAGGTCTTTAAAGCGGGAAGTTCAAATGAAAAAATTGTCAACTTCTTGGCCAAGATTGCAACTGAGAAGTTGGAACCTTTTATTGATAAATCTTATCAGTCTCTTGCTAAGGAGATGAACGCATATGAACAAAAGATGGAGATGGGGCGTGAGGCAATTGCAGATAAAGGTATATGGACTGCTAAGAAACGATATATTCTAAATGTGTGGGATATGGAAGGTGTACGGTTCAAAGAACCTTATCTTAAAATCATGGGCATTGAAGCAGTCAAGTCAAGTACTCCTGCTCCGTGCCGAGAGAAGATTAAACAGGCTCTGAAGATTATAATGAGTGGTGATGAAACGGAACTAAATAACTTCATACAAGAGTTTCGTAGTCAGTTTATGAAACTTGACGCAAAGCTTATTGCTTATCCTAGAAGTTGTAATGGTGTGAAAAAGTTTACAGGTGAAAACAAATTATTTGCAAGTGGGGCTCCTATTCATGTGAAGGGTGCAATCTTGTATAATCACTGTATCAGAAAAAATAAATTGGAGAATAAGTATCCACTTATTCAAGAGGGCGATAAGGTGCGTTTTCTACACTTGCGTCAACCCAACATATATCAATCAACCGCCTTCTCTTTTATGACTGATCTACCAAGTGAGCTAGATATTGTGGATAAGATTGATTATGAGACTCAATTTGAGAAGTCGTTTGTTGAGCCATTGACTGCAATCACTAAATCTATGAACTGGTTAGTTGATTCAAAATATGGTGTAGAAGGAAGTTTAGAGGGGTTCTTTACGTGATTTATATTAATATATTAGAAGATTGGAGAAGTTATGAGTGATTTTTTTAAAGAAGTGCTGAAGATGAATGAGTATGCATCGTCCGTAGATGATGGTGTAGAGGCTGGAGATGTTGATAGTTTTATTGATACTGGTAGTTATGTATTTAATGCACTACTAAGTGGTTCAATTTATGGTGGATTAGCATCAAATAAGATCACAGCACTAGCAGGAGAAAGTGCAACTGGTAAGACATATTTCTTAATGGGAATTGTAAAGAACTTTCTTGATTCAAATCCAAAGGCTAGAGTTTTCTTTTTCGAGAGTGAAAGTGCTATTACGAAACAAATGGTTCTTGATCGTGGTATAGATACTAAACGTATGTATATTTTTCCAGTAACTACTGTACAGGATTTTCGTACTCAAACCCTTAAAGTTTTAGATATGTATATGGCATTAGATGATTCAGAGCATTTTCCAATGTTCCTGTGTTTAGATTCTCTTGGTATGCTATCAACTACCAAAGAAGTAGAAGATACTGCTGATGGTAAAGAGACAAGAGATATGACTCGAGCACAGGTTCTTAAAGCTGCATTTCGGGTTCTAACACTTAAACTAGGAA